GCCGACTGGGGCCGCAAAGCCGACAAGATCATCAACCACACGCCGGGTGCGAACAGCGCCACGATCCTGGGCCGCCGGGTCGACATCCTGGGCGCCAACGACGCGAGGGCCGAGTCCCGCATCCGTGGCGCGACGGTCGCGGGGGTGTACGTCGACGAAGGCAGTCTGCTGCCGGACGAGGGGTATTGGAACCAGCTGCGGGCCCGCATGTCGATCGACGGTGCCCGCCTGTTCCTGACGACGAACCCGGACAACCCGTTGCACTGGCTCAAGCGGGTGATCGACCAGGCCGACGCCTGGGGGTTCCGGGTGTGGCACTTCACCCTCGATGACAACCCGGGCCTGTCGGAGTCGTACAAGGAGCAGATCCGGCGGGAGAACCGGGGGGTGTTCTACAAGCGGAACGTGGAGGGCTTGTGGGTGATCGCCGAGGGTGTCGTGTACGACATGCTCGACCTCGAGCGCCACGTCGCCGGTGTGGAGGCGATGCCCGACATCGTCGACTGGGTGCTCGCGATCGACCCCGGCGCCGCGGGGACGCACGCGGCGGTGCTGGTCGGGCTCGGTGTGGATGACCGGTTGTGGGTGGCGGGGGAGTGGCGATGGGTCGCGGCGGAGAAGCAACGCCGGTTGACGGACCTCGAGGCGGCCGACCACATGGCGAGGTGGCTCGACGGCTGGGAGGCGGAGCACGGCCGGAAGGTCGACCTATGGAAGACGGTCGTGGACCCCGCCGGCGCCAGCATGATCACGCAGCTGCACCGCGACAACGCCACGGGCGGCCGTCACCCGGGCAGGTTCGGGTCGGTGCGCCAAGCGAACAACGCGGTGATCCCCGGCATCCGCCACGTGGGGTCCCTGCTCGCCGCCGACCGCCTGCGCATCGTGTCGGCGTGCGTGGGGCTGATCGCGGAGAAGCAGACCTACTCCTGGGATGAGAAGGCGGCTGAGCGGGGTGAGGACCGCCCGGTGAAGGCGAACGACCACTCCTGTGACGCGGAGCGGTACGCGGTCGAGGCGACCACGAGCTGGTGGGGTGGTTGGGTCGCTGAGACGGTCGACGAGGCTGCGTAGCCCGGTACCTACCCGACGAGCAGCATGGGTCGATGCCGCTGCCGTCCGCGCCGTCGACGCCGTGGCCCCCAGCATCACCCGTGAAGGCCGACATCGACGAGGCCGCCGCCTGGTACTCCGGTGACCCCGCCGTGTTGACGACCCTCTACGGCGGCACGGACCGCAAACCAACCCAGGCACGTGGCGGCTCGTTGCGCTCGAGGTTCTGGTCACGGTCCTCGACCGCCCCCGGGTCCCGGCAGCGCCTGCACGCCCCCGCCGCCGCCGACGTGGCAGCGACCTCGGCGGATCTGCTGTTCGGCGAACCCCCCGCGGTCACGATCCCCGCCGCGCACGAACAGACCGCCGACACCGCGGCGAAGGCCACCGAGGACCGGCTCGTCGATCTGTGCGACCTCAACGGCACTGATGCGCTTCTCCTCGAGCTGGCCGAAGTGTGCGCCGCGCTCGGCGGGGTGTACCTGCGCCCGGTGTGGGACCGCTCGGTCGCCGATCACCCGATGCTCGACGTGGTGCACGCCGATCATGCGGCCCCCGAGTTCCGGTGGGGCCGCCTCGCCGCGGTGACGTTCTGGCGCACCCTGACGGGCTCCACAAAACCCGGTGACGGTGGGTTGCGGCCGGGGGTGTGGCGGCACCTCGAACGCCACGAACCCGGGGTGATCCTGCACGGCCTGTACTTCGGTGACCACACCAACCTCGGCCAACGCATGAACCTCGCCGATCACCCCGACACCGCCGCCCTGATCGGCAACGACGGGCCCGACGAGAACGGTGTCCTCACCCTGCCCGACGGACTCAAGGCCCTCGGTGTGGATGTGCGCTACATCCCGAACGTGCGCCCCAACCGGCGGCACCGCGGCACCCCCTACGGCCGCGCCGATGTCGCGGGGACCGAGTCGTTCATGGATGCGCTCGACGAGACGTGGACCGCATGGATGCGAGAGATCCGGTTGGTGAAGCCGCGTGTGATCGTCCCCAACGACTTCCTGCAACGCGCCGGCCGGGGTGTCGGCGCCGGCTTCGACCTCGACCAAGAGGTGTTCTCCCCGCTCGACATCGACCCCGCCCACGCCGACAAGGCCGGGATCACCGTCACCGAGTTCCAGTTGCACACCGACTCCTACGCCCGCACCTGTGCGGAGCTGTTCGAGAAGATCGTCGTCACCGCCGGCTATTCGCCGTCGACGTTCGGGCTCATCTCGGGTGACACCGGGCAGGGGCGCACGGCGACGGAGATCGACGTCCGCCAGGGCCGCACCGTCGCCACGTCGAACCGGAAGCGCCGGTACATGGGTGCGGCGGTCCCCGACGTGCTGCAGATGCTGCTGATCGTCGACCGGGAGGTGTTCGGCAACACCAAGGTCACCCCGGTGCGGCCACGGATCGAGTTCGGTGAACAGACCGACGACCAGAAGACCGCGCAGACCGTGAGCCTTCTCCGGGCCGCGCAGGCTGTCAGCGTCCGCACCGCCGTGCGCATGGCGCAACCGAAACTGGAGGGCGACGAGCTGGACGCGGAGGTGGCCCGCATCCTCGACGAGCACACGGTCAGCGTGGCGGACCCGACCGGTGGGGCCGTGTGATGCCCGGCTACACGGTGGGCCCGACACTGCCGTACCCGGAGCGGCCATGGCCGATCGGGTGGGAGACGGACCCTCGCATCGACGACGGGCACCTACACGAGTGGGAGACGGTGCTGCTCGCACCGGGCCCCGGCCAACGGGTCGAGGAGGTGGTGCGGTGTGTCACCTGCCACGCGCCGCGGTGTGGCGCGTCGGTCGAGGCCGATCCGTGCATGGAGCGGCGGCACCACCGCTGCCCGCATCTGACCCTCGACGGGCAGATCGAACCGGTCGGCGGCCGGTCGTGACGTCGTACTCGGCGCTGTGCTCGTGCGGCTGGTCGGTCGGCCCCCACGGCTCCGTGTCCCCACGCCGGTCCACGTGGGCGCGGCGCTGGGTCGACTGGCGCTACATGCGGCACGCACGGCGGTGCATGCGGTGAGGCCGGTCACCCACGGCGACCCCGCCCGCGGGAAGATCACCCGTTCGACGCTCGACAAGTCGGGGACCCGGTGCCGGTGCGGGAAGCGCACGTACTCGTCCAAGAAGGTTGCCAAGGCCGACGCGGCGCGACGTACCCGGGAGACCGGTGAGGTGCTGCAGGCGTTCCACTGTTTTTCGGCGCACGGATGGCATTTGGGCCACCCGCGGGCGGCGTGATGGCAACCATCGTCGAGATGCACGTCCTCGACGAGCTGCTCACCACCGGCGAGTGGTGCCACCACTGCCTGCTGCCCTCCGCGCTGCGGCTCCCGTTCATCGGGATCGACCCGGCCACGTTGGAGACGCTGATCCGGGCCGCCACGTTCGCGTGCACCGAATGCGGGCGCTCATGGAACGTCGACGAGCTGGTCGCCCCGGGCATCGACTTCACCGGGTTCGGTGTGGCGCTGATCTTCGACCAGGACGCCGACGACGATGCCCGCGGCGGCTGACCCCGACCTCGCCCTGCGGCTGGCGAAGGCGACCGCGGACCTGTACGCCAACGCCGTCGAAACCCTCCTCGCCCAGGTCGCCCGACGCCTCGCGCGGGGCATCGACCGGCCGGGATGGGCGGAGGCCAAGCTGCTCGAGCAGGTGCAGCTACGCAACCAGGCGCAGGCCGTGGTCGACCGGCTGCAGCGTCAGGGCCCGGCGGCGGTGCGTGACGCGATCACCGACGCCTACCGGTTGGGTGCGGTCACTGCGGCGGCGGAGGTGGGTGTCGGGTTCGGGGTCACCTCCACGGCCGCCGTGGACGCGCTGATCCGCGAGACGGTCACCGGGCTCGTGTCGACGCACGGCCGCATCCTCCGTTCGATCCTCGACGTGTACCGCACGGTGATCGCCGAAGCCGGCACTCCCGGCGCCCTCGTCGGCGCCGAGACCAGGCGCGCGGGGACGCAGCGAGCCCTCGACCGGTTCGCCGACCGCGGGGTCACCGGGTTCATCGACACGGGTGGGCGCCGCTGGCAGCTCGACACCTACGCCGAGATGGCCACAAGGACCGCGGTCGGGCGTGCCCAGGTGGCCGGTGCGCTGGATCGCTACCAGGCCGCTGGGAACGATCTGGTGATCGTGTCGGACTCCCCGGCCGAGTGCCGGTGGTGCCGGCCGTGGGAGGGGAGGGTCCTGTCGATCACCGGCGCGACCCTCGCCGGCACCGAGGTCGGCGGGTTCACGGTCGCCGGTTCCGTGGCTGATGCGCAGGCCGCCGGGCTCCAGCACCCCAACTGCACCCACTCACTCTCGGCCTTCGAGCCGGGGCTCACGCGCCCGATGGTCAACACCGCGAACCCGCAGGGCGATGCGGCGCGTCAGGAGCAGCGGCGTCTGGAGGCGGGGGTGCGGCAGTGGAAGCGCCGCGCCGCGGTGGCGCTGGATGACCAGGCCCGCCGGGAGGCGAACGCGCGGGCGAGGGCGTGGCAGGCCAGGTTGCGTCAGCACGTGGACACGAACGACCTCAAGCGCCAACGCCACCGGGAGACGATCGGGGCCGCCCGGTAGGAAGGTTCCTACCCGACGCGGACACTGGCCCCAATGCGAACCGGTGTGCCCGTGCTCGGTGTCGATGAGGTCACCTTCGTGGCGGACTTCGTCGACGGCCGCGCGTGCTGGGTGTTCTCCGACGGCACCGTGCTCCCCATCATCCGCGGCGGCTCCGACGACCCGCCTGCTGATCCACCGGCCGACCCGCCCACGGACCCGCCTGCCGATCCTCCCGCCGATCCCCCGGCGGACAAGGTGACGTTCACCCCCGAACAGCAAGCCCACATCGACAAGCTCATCGGCCGTGCCACCGGCAAGGCCAAGGCCACCACCGAGGCCGAGTTCAAGAAGTGGCTCGACCAGCAGGGCATGGCCGAGACCGACCGGCTCAAGGCCGAGAAGGCCGACGCCGACAAGGCCGTGACCGACGCCCGCGCCGAGGTGCTCGCCACCAAGATCGAGACCGCCGCCACCCTCGCAGCCTTGGTCGCGGACGTGAACCCCAAGCGGGTGTCCACGTTCCTGCGGCTCGTCGACCTCGACCCCGAGTCGCTGGCCGCCGATGGTGTCCCCGACGAGGATGCGATCAAGGCGCTGATCGACAAGGCGGTCGGCGACAATCCCGAGTTCAAGACCGGCGCCAACGGCGGAGGCGCCGGTGCGGGCGCGTCCGGGTCCGACGACATGAACGGCGGTGCGGCCGGGAAGGTCTGGACTCGCGACGAGGTCGACAAGCTGTCGGTCGACGAGTTCGAGAAGCACGAGACCGAGATCATGAAGCAGCTGCAGGGCGCCGGCATCAAGTAGGCCCACCGCCTTGTCCTCCGACGGGAGGTGAAACACGGGGTCCGACGGGACGGAAACGGGAGCAAGCCACCACCCGGATCGGACCCACGGAGGACCGTTGTGATCCCCACCCTTCTCGCAGCGTTCGTGCTGCTCCTGCTCTACGCCCTCGCCGGCCGCATCACCGCCCGGCTCTACGGCCGCCCGATCGGTGCCCTGTTCGGTGACGCCGGCTCGGTCGACTCCTTCACGCCCGAGATTTGGGCGAAGAAGATCCTCTCCAGCCTCAAGAAGGCGATCGTCATCGCGGCGCCGGGGGTGGTGAACCGCGACTACGAGGGCGAGATCTCCGATCAAGGCGACACGGTCAACATCAACAGCATCTCCCGCCCGACGATCGGGACGTACACGAAGGGCACGACCGAGATCGTTCCGGAGCAGCTGACGACCGCGCAGCGGTCGCTGGTGATCGACCAGGCCAAGTACTTCGCGTTCGAGGTCGACGACATCGACCGGCGCCAGAACGCCGGAGACGTCCTCCCCGAGGCCATGCAAGAGGCCGCGTACGGCCTGGCGGACGTCGCCGACCAGTTCGTCGAAGCCCTCCTGCGTGCCGGTGTGGATGGTGGCAACGCCCTCGGCGCGGTCGCGGTCGCGACGGCGTCACCGACGGCGTTCTACGACAACATCCTCGTGCCGCTCAAGGTGCTGCTCGACGAGTCGAACGTGCCCACCGAGGGCCGCTACTGCCTCATCCCCGCGTGGGGCCACGGCCGCCTGCTCCGTGACGACCGGTTCATCCGGGCCGACGCCTCCGGTGGCCCGGCGGCGTCCCGCAACGGGATCGTCGGTGAGGCCGCCGGGTTCTCCCTCCGGGTGTCCAACAACCTGCCGGTCGTCACCGGCGACGACTCCTCGGTGATCGCCGGCCACCCGATGGCCGCGTCGTACGCCGAGCAGATCAACAAGACCGAGGCGTACCGCCCCGAGAACAGCTTCTCGGACGCGGTGAAGGGCCTGCACCTCTACGGCGCCAAGGTCACCCGCCCCACGGCCCTCGCCACCGCGCTGGCCTCCAAGACCTGATCGGAGCACCGACATGGCCCGTACAGCAGTGACCGTCACCACGCTCACGCGTGGCACCGAGTCGGCGCTCGTGCCCGGCACCACCGGCACCGCGATCGACGCGACCAACCACCACGTCATCACCCCCCCGGCCGGCTGCCCGGTCGAGGAGCTGATGCTGGTGGTCACCAACACGACCAACGCCACCAAGGCCGCCACCGTGAAGGCAGGCGACAACCCGCCCGCCAACGCGGCGGGGGCGGGTGACAAGGCCGTGTCCCTCACCGACGGGTCCACCGTCCCGACGAATGCGATCCTGTTCCTGAACAGCGACCGGTTCGTGCAGGACGACGGCACGGTCCTGGTCGACATCGCGTCGGGGATGACCGGGCGGATCGCCTGCTACCGGGTGCCCCGCAAGTGACCGGCACGATCACCGTGGTCGGTGAGGCCGGTGCGGTGCAGACGCTGGATGTTCCCGAGCCGGGGACCCCGGCGGCCGAGCTGCTCGACCACCTCCTCGAGACCGGCAAGCTCACGCTCGTCGACGGTGAGATCGGTGGCGAGGCCCCGGCCCGCCCGGACGACACGGACAGGGTCGCGGCGTGGCGGGCCTACGCCATCGCGTGCGGTGCTGACCCCGACACCGTGAGGTCAGCGAAGAAGTCGGCCCTCATCGAGGAGTTCGGCGATGCGGGCGAGAGCAGCGACACGGTCGGGGCCGACGTACCCGGCGAGGATCTCGGCGCGGATGGCGACCAGCTCGACCCGGGTGAAGACCCGGGCGCCGGTGAGCAGGTCGGCGACGAGGGCGGCCAAGGAGCCTGACGGTACGCCGTGGCCGAGCCCTACGCCACCGAGGCGCAGCTGCGGGCGTTCCTCTCCGACAC